CATTAACTACAATGGCGTATCCCACCATAAACACGGGTATCGCTAAAATAATAGTCCAAAATTCGTCTTTCCAGCTATGGGCAGAGGCATCAGCCATCTTTGATTCCCACTCACCATCATTCTCTATGACGCGCATTTTGGCTTCGTGTTTGGCTTGCTTTTCAGCAGCTTTGTTTTTTAGATAACCCCCAGCGATGTTAGCTATAGGGCCGATAAGATTCTGTAACATACATACCTCACTTTAGAGGATTAGATAAGTAGTCCATTCCATCCCAGAGATCTTGAATCTCTTTCTTAACTACCTTTATGTCGTCCTCAAATTCTTTTACTTCTTTTGTAACTAACTCAGCTTTTTGTACTACAGTTTCCATCTTAGTTACTTTCTGTTCTAGTTCAGTTATTTCTTCTTTGAACTCCACCATCTTAGCGTAATTATCTTTGATGGTAACTAAGTTAGTACCCAATTCAGCTAGTTTACCTTGTAACTGAGATACATTGTTATCTTCTAACTGCGTCTCAATAAGCGATATTTTCTCTTCAATAGGCGCTACATCAGGTATTACCCTAGCTTCCACAGACTCTAGTCTAGAGTACAAACTACTTGCTGTCCATACTCCACCACCAATAGTAGAACCGATACCTAAAACTATAGCAATCCATACACCCTTAAACGATGTACCACCTATAGTTAGTTCCGTATCCTCAAGGCTCATAGTTACAGTCTCCGTACATAAAGCAATCATATCCTTGTGCTGTAGGGCCTGTTAGGTAGAACTCAGACTCTTGACCAGCAACTAGTATGTCAGCATCACTTACGTACATATCTAGACCAAAAGATTGTCCATTTAGGTATACAGCAGATGCGTTAGTAGTACCAGACCATTGCATCTTAACCCACTGGTTATTTGCGCTATAAGTCAAAGTAGCTTGTTCTGCTGTAGTATTGTTGTTCTCAGCACCTTGTTGTAAAAAGTCTACTGCATCTACGTTTGCGGCTACTGCAATGAATGCGCTAGCGTTGTTCGCATGCGTCTCAATGTCATCTATAGACTGATTGTACTCGGTAACTTCTTCTTGTGTGATTGTTAGGACTTCTTGGTTGTTAACTACAAAGTCTTGTACAGCAGCTTCTTCGTCTGGAGTAGATGCCTCTTCTGCCATCTCAGCTACTTGTACTACTTGTGCCATTTCTACAACAGCTTCGGTAAATACATCTACAGCCTGATCCATAAGTTCAAGTTCTGTATTTGCTTGTTCGTTTAAGACAGCGAGTACATCACCGTAAGGCATGTAACTAGCCATGCCAGAAAGAGCATCATTGTATGCTTGAATCTGTTGTGAGGTGATATGCGCGGACTCTGAAACACTGCCATCAGAGAGAGAAGTACCAAGATAAGAATACTCAGAGGCAGAACCAACATACGCAATTCCTTTGTCTATCTGATCTACAATCGCACTGGATGTATCAATCAGATTGTCCAGTTGGTCTGATTGAGCTACGGAACTTATCGCTAATAGAGCTAGTATCTTCTTCTTCATCTTCAACAGTTTCTCCTATCTTTAGTATAGTATTGTACCACTCCTTAGTGTTTTTATTGTAGTCTGGTATATAAGTTTCAGGGTTCATTTTCATAACAAGAAAAGCTCTTTTACCTACAATCAATCTACCATTTGAAAGTATAGGACAGGGCGTACCTGATATAAACATAGCTTTCCACACATCTACTGACTGACACATTCTAGCTACAGCAGCTACTTTCATGTTCAAATCAGATAATACTTTAGCATCTCTACGTCTGTTACATTCAGGATCGACATCATAAGTACCACTGCTAATACCAACACCTACAGTTTGTAATGACCCTCCTGTACCTTTTAGACAAGTATCCATGCCGTTACTCATATAACTAGGAGTTATAGCACTTCCTACAGGCATTTCACTGCTAGACCCTGCACCGTTATATGTATTGCTAACGGACTTGTCTTCCGTAGTGTTATTACTGTTTACGTTACTACCATCACCGTTATATGTATTTAGTGATCCATCTTGTTGGTTTGCCACAGCAACCGATGTAAACAATAGGAAACAAATTCTAAATAAACCTTTGACCAATGACATCTAATCCTAAAATTAGTGGGTAAAGAAGCCACAATAGACGTTCTATACTCTTAAATTTGTGCATACCTTGGTCTAAACGCCTATCAACGGTGTCTAGCTGATACTGTATGTTTTTCATACGTTGGGCACATTCTCGCTCGTGAGCTTCTAATTTAAGTAGGGCTTCTCTGCTATCTTCCATTATTATGATCTCGTCACGTTTGTTTGATCTACTTGTAACACGTTAAATGTATATTGTCCTGTAGCGCTAGTTTGTCCAGCTAATACCTGAACACGCATTTCAACATTACCTGCACCGCCAGAGTCTGGCACTAGTTTTAGTGTAGGTAATCTAACTTGTTTTGTAGTAGATAATGCAGTGCCAGAACTGTTTATGGGTAAATATTCAGATAGCTCAAAAGTTTCATTAAGAGACTCTGTACTAGCGTCAGGTACAAACGGTACCGCTGTAACCCAAGTGCCCGTACTCTCAAATGCGGAAGAACTTACGTACACTGTACCACCAGTGCTACTAAACAAACCTGTGCCAGAACCACCATTGTCATAAATAAGCGTGGTTCTGTCTGTACCATCATCATAAGTAGCATTTTGTATTTTCTTTTTACTAGCTCCATCAGCAGCGTCATCTAACCAACTAAAAGAATCAATCTTACTTGTTTGGTCTCCAGCAACACTTATACTATACCAATACGAACTACCACCACCTTGTTTAGCGTCTGCTACAGTAACTGCGCCAATGCTCGTGCCCGTAGCGCCCGTTGATTTTCGTTGTACGCGCACTGACACGTCAGCAAGGGGAGGGTTACTATGTGTTCCAGAACTAGCTAGTTTGCCAGCTATTGTTAAATCTAATTGTTGGAATATAGTGCGACTGTTACCGTATAAATCAAACGTAGCTACAACCTCAGTCCCATCTTCCGCTACACTAATATATGGGGGTTGTACGCCTGACAGGCTTGCAGAATCTGAACTACCCCACGGGTATATTCTTTCAGAGCGCTTAAAATTACCAATACTATCTACTAAGGTTCTAACCGCTTTGTTGGTAGCTATTTTCGTATCAGTATTTGAACCAAAACAATCAGTAATAATATTATCAACTGTAGCACCAGAACCACTAAGCTGTATGTTAGCCGCTTGTAAAGCAGCCGCTTCTAGAGACGCAAAGTAATTACTTTGTTCTATCACATTAGTGCCATCACACATCAAGTTTACTTGTTTAGCAGTCTTTACAGCTACGCCTGTGCCACTAGCAGTTTTTACAGTTATTGTCTGACCTGAAGTATTAATAACTGCGTATAATTTGCTTCTAGTTGGCACTATGACTGTACCTGCACCTGTCAGATTTGTACCAGTGTCAGTCAATTTTAGTATCGCACAACGCGCTTCAGAACTAGCTCCGTTAGCTTCTGTTAATGTGTGTGAGTTTGTAGTCCAAGTATTGATAGTAGCTAAGCCAACAATACCTTGTTCAATCATGTCGGTAAGTTCGCCATTTATGACATCACCCCAGCCAGTATCACCAGCAGCGGGCTTACCTAATTTTAAGTTACTAGTGTAAGATGTACTCATTATGTAATCCTTATAAGTGCTGCAGTAGACGTATTAGCTGGCATACCAACTTTAAACGTACTGTTATTACTTGTTTTATTGTCGCCAAAGTCTAACACCATGACAGCTTTATTACTCTGACTAGAATTATATATTAATGCACCTCTAGCCGTAAAACTACTACTTGCCCAAGTAGCGTCTGAAAAATTAACAAAGCCTACACCATCACCACTAGCTACCGTATCAGCGGTAAGCGTAACCCCACCAGCATCATATCCTGTGCCAGATACTTCATTATCTGTAGAATACACAGTAGTGTCCGCATTTAACGTAGCAGCGCTAGTATACAAAGCTATCTTAAACGTGTGAGAGCCAAAGTTATGAGTGCCTTCTAATAGCTCTTTCTTGAATGATGTACATAATACTTGTGAAATAGCCATTTATTACTCCTGTCTCTGGGGTGGTTGTGCAGGAGCAGGTACAGTCAATGGCTGTGCTGGTGACGCTGCAGGTCTAAATGAATCACTTCCCATCTTATTAACAGAATCAGCTAGTAGTTGCATAGCCAAAGCGAATTGCGCGTCATATAATGCAATAATATCTGGTTCTGCCTTCATAAACCTAGCGGCTTCTACTAGCACAGCGTTTAACAGGGCTGAGTCGTAATTAGTACCTAACCACGGCTGTTCTTCACCATCTTGCACATCCACTATGGAAGGTATGTGGTATTGGTATTCTATTTCAAACACTAGATTAGCGTCCCATTTAGGAGCAAACCGCAAAAAGAATCTTGACGCTTCTTGGTTGTTTGATGTATCGCTAGGGCCATGTCCATCCATAGCATAATACTTTACTTCTGGGTTTGCTAAATCAGTCGCCTGACTAGTTTCTGGGTACGCCTCAAATAGCCAATCATAATCTTTTTGTATGAGCGATTTTCTACCTAACCTGTCGTCACCGGTTCTTTGTGTGACACTATGCACATACAGCACATCTGATGGCATTTCGTACCCATTTTTGGGGACTATACCTGAAGCTATGGTCTTTCTTAACATGGGAAAATCTTTTATTACGCTATAGATCTTCTGCTCAGCTTGTTTTGTAAACATATCTAACTGAGCAGCCGTAAACGTCATCTCCGTGATGTCTTGTACGTTACCCTTTAATGCGCTGTATGTCATAGCCATATTATTCTACCGTCACCGTAACTGTGCCTGTTTTAATTTCTATTAATGTGTTAGGCCCTGTGCCTACTGGATTCCAACCCCAATCTACTGCTCGACTACTAGTATCAGCAGAGTCCGCACTTAAACTTTGATCTGGGCGTGGATTACGTAACGCCTCTGGATCATTGACTGGATACTCCCCCTGAAAGTTTTGTGGGTGATCTGGATCCCAGCACGACTTACAAGCCAATAAACCTGTGCCCTGACGCTTAACTACGACTTCCTTCATGTCTCGTAACTTTGCACGAAACCCACATATATCACAGAAGCCAAATGCTTTCTTGCCAGTAGCAAACTTTCTCATTATGGGTACCCAATACGTGGTACAAATCTAGCCGCAACTTTCTCTCTATCTTCATCAGCAGCTAATGCAAACTGCTCATCATAAATCTGTTTTAACATTACTACCCTGTCAGACAATTCGGGGGTCTTCATAGCAATGTAATACGCTAACCCAGCCACTAGACAAGGTAAGAATCTAAATGGCATATCAGGTTCATACCCGCCTTCACCTGCATCTCGTATACGTCTTAGGTAGAAGTAATGTAATTTATAGGTATTATCTTTGTCGGGTACAGGCCACAGGTGTGCTTGAGGGTAATCACGCGTTCTATCAATCCAAACCTGTGTAGGTCTACCTTGTGTTAACTTGTTAGGGATACCCGCGTAGACACTTGCACTGGTACGTGTTAAGGGGAGATCTCTTTGTTTAGCTTGCACCCCATCATCTGTACGCAAGTTTACTTCTAAAATATCTATAGCGTTACTGGCAAAACCATGATCTACATCACCCTTTGCTAGGTAGTTGGTTGTAGATTCTTGTATAGTCCACAGATTAATACCTTTGTTCGCCCACTCAATAGTAAGCAAGTTCATAGAGCGTCTAGCTGTTCTTAGGTCATAGCCAGAACGCATCTCACGTCCAGCACGCTCCCATGCTTCCTCAGCAATCTCTGGGAAGTCCATGTTAAATGTTGAAGTATCTGATACAGCCATTACTTACCTCTACGTTTTAGTGACTTGACTCTGCGTGGAGCACCTGCAGGTTGTCCTAAACTTTTCTTTTCTCTTACCTTCTTAGCCTTCTCTGAACTAGACATTTCGCCTGACGTTTTAGGAGTCTTAGAAGATACACGTTTGCTAGGACGACAGTATGGTGTACCGCGCCCATCGCCTTTCTTTCTACCACAAGGTTTGCCTGTACTAACGTCTTTCCATTCTTCTTTGAACCAACGTTTTAAGGCAGCGCCCTTCTTAGTTTTACGAACGCCACCTCCAGACTTGTAGTACCTACGCATTACTTTTTGCCCGCTTTCTTCTTACGGCATTTAGCAATAGCGCCAGACGCATACGCAGAAGGAAAGACCTTATATTGAGACTTAACCTTATGGTAGCATGCGTCCTTTACGGAACCACCTTTTTTATAGTACCTACGCATTATCGCATCTTACATGGTTTAACGCCTTTCTTGGCAATGCCCGCACCGCGAACCTTACCGCCTTTAGCGTAACCTTTAGTTTTGCTTTTCTTAACCTTACCACCAGCTTTCATGCCAAATCTTGAAGCAGCTTCCTTCATTCTTCTATCCGCCTCTTTATCGGCGTTAGCTTTCTTCTCTTCGGCTGTAAGGTTTCTTGGCTTGTTAGATTGGTCTTTGCGTTCCTTAGCTTTTCTGGCGCGTTCTTTAATAGCATCGCCAGCTTTTTCGTTGGTGTCCGCTACTTTCTTACCGAACTCTTTGTCCAGATTTTCAACTCCCGGCATGGAGTCACCAATTACACCGCCGCTAGCGTAACCTTTAGTTTTTACTTTGCCGCCACCAGCCATTTTACCTTTACCATCAGCAGCATAGAATGGAACTTTCTTACCACCCTTTTCTACCATCTCTAGCTTACCGCCTTTAGCGTAGCCTTTGGTCTTCATTTTGCCACCCTTAGAGTAGCCTTTAGTTTTCATCATCGTCATTCTCCGCGTACAAATTATCAAATGTTTCTTCAGGGTTCATATAACTAACGTCGCATTCAGCACTATGTGTCCACTGGCTAGGTCTAAAATCTGGAGCACCTTCACCACATTCCCAGAGTGCTGGATTTGTAACTCGAACCCTGTTATTAGGCAGAGCTACTATATTTCCAGTCCATCTTCCTGCGTCAATAAGTTCTATTACATGGCTCTGTTTATGTTGAGCTGGATCATCAGAAATACTACTATCTGTGTAATCTACTGT